TACTCCACCGTGGTGTGAGCAAGCTCCTCTTCCAGTAGCGTGTGACTGCCAGCCATCTCGACAGATAGCTCCAACACGATAGCGTTGTTGTTGTACTGGTTGTGGTGCAGGTTTAGGCGTACGGACGATAACGTGATTTACTGGTTGAGTTATAACCTCCACTTTATCTTCGTACCCTGGCTTGCTTGGTTTACAAATCTTTTTACTACCAGCTACACCTTGTTGCTTTATAGTTTCAGTGTAGCCATATTGACCTGTTTCACCTTCGTACTGTGTTTCAAACGGTATTTCTTCCGTTCTACAGTCTGAATATGTTACAGGTTGTACTACTGGCGCTATAGTCTGCTGTGGCTGAATATTATTTGCAGCTCCAGCCATACCTGCTACTGCAGCTACGCCAATAACAGCACCAATAGTGCTTTTGATGATTTTGTCCTTAGATACCATTTTAGTAAAGCCTCCCATTTACTTACTAAAGTACCTATAGCATACACCACAAACCCCAAATCTCCAAATTGTAAAAATACTATTAAATTGGATAAGAGCTATCGTCTGTTGTCTGGTCACCAAGAGGGCCTAGTTCTTCGCTCCATACTGACTTGGGCGGCTTCGTATTTATCTCAAACGATCACCTCAGATTGCTACTTATACAACGCTGCGACGCACGCTTCCTTCTTTTTTGGATGACAACGCGCTCTCGTTTTTTAGAGTCACACTTCGTGCTTAATTGTAAGGTTATTGTATCATATATCAAGCAAAAAGACCATTTCGTGGATATCAACGAAATGGTCTGATTTGTTTATGTTGTAGTCGCTATCTATAGCCTGCACGCCGTGAGTATTCGTGTATCTCTTCAGTTATTCTCTCTACGGCGCCATCATCGTCTGCAATGTTGGCTCGGATTAGCCTACGACGTAATTCGGTGAGTTTTTTATCTTTTAGCTGGCGTAATATCTTGTTGAATGTGTCGTGGGCTAATCTGCGCTCGTGACGGGACTTAAGAGGGTCATTAAACACCTTATGTAATCTAGTTAGATCGCCCTCTCTCGTCCAGTCCATAATCTATTAAGCTCCAATCCAAGGATCAGTAACTTCAACCTCTGGGTCTTTGTCATCCCCTGATGGTACTGCCTCTTCAATAACTGCAATAACCTTCTGCATATTGTCGTCGTTTGTGTTGCCATAAAATTTCTTAGCAACCTCTAGATGACTTAATCCGCTATTGTATGCTTCGAGGATATCTTCCTTAGATACGCTACGGCTTACGATTTCACCGCTAGTTGCAGTTTCTTTTGCGTTAGCGATAATCTTCTCAGCCTCTTTTTTAGCGTTGGCGATAATCTCTTCGGCTGTAAGCGCGGTTGTATTTTTCTCTGCCATTTTACCGTTTCCCTTCTTTGGTCGTAAGGGGCAGTGTTTAACCACCCCTTACTGTTATTAAATACTAGTCTTTAGCACCAGTCTTAACGTTGATAATCCACTTTGGATCAAGGATTGCCGACGCAAATGCCTCAGCCTTCCAACCAATGGTCATAAACTGGTTGAGTGGGTTAGATGTATCACCCTTGTCTGACTGCTTGATGATGATTTTCTTCAAGCCGCTACCAGCTAAGTCGACAACACCGAATGCCTCTTGACCGTGGATGAAGTTTGAGTAGACAGTCGTTGTGCTTGCCTCTTCCTTCTGGTTGCTTGACGCTTCGATAAAGCGGACTTTATGCAAGCGACCTAGTTCACCCTTGTATAGTTCTGCACGGCCAGTGTACTTCTGAGCGTCAATCCAAGCTGTATCACCAGTAATGTTGTATGCAGTATCTGGACCAACCTTACCAATGAAGAATCCGTCTGCATATGGGATTGCGTTGTTTTTCTTCAATGTACGTACAGCCTTGCGGATTTCTGCTACCGTCAGGATATCGTCAGCAGTAATGCCGTTCAATGCAGTTTTCTTATTTGCGAACTGTACTGTCGCACCCTGATGCAATACATCACGGACCAATGCGTCGATTGTTTCACCTGCATTTTGACCCATAGTTTCAATCGTCTCTTTCATCTCGCGGTCGATTGAAGTGTTGTATAGCATGCTTGAGATTTTAGTCCACTTACCGTAGCCACGTAGAGTAGCAACGACTTTGTTGCTTCGGATAGCTTCGTCTTGTGGGTTTTCACCTTCTGTCAATGGCGTTGTAGCCAAGCCAAATGGTGATCGTTTTGTAAAGGTAACCGTTGTACCAGAGTTTTTTCCTAGAGTTTTCTTTTTAGCACCTTCTAGGTGGATTGTGCGGGCTTCGCTTCGCTCCAAGAACTTTTCCTCCAGGTATTGGATCATCTCGGCAGAAAGCGTTGCGGTTGTGTTTGTTGCCATGTTATTAACCTTTCTTAAATATCATGTCCTTGTCGACGGAGATATTCTTCCTTCTCTTCTGTAGTAAGCTTGGCGAATGGCTTAACGATCCTAGTGCCGCCTCCACGGAAATCACCAGCGTCATTAATCACAGTGCGTTGCTTAGGTGCTTCACCGTCTTTGTGGAATGACTTATATAATTGATATACATCTATCTTTGAGCCAATGACGTCGCCGTTTTCGTCGTAAACAAGTACACTTTGCAGATACCCGTCTACGGCGTTATCAAGATGTTCATCATACTGGTCAGATTCTGGGTCAAACTCTGGGAAATCCCTGAGTGCCATATCTGCCTTATACGACAAATCACTTCTTGACGCTTCGACTTGAGCTTTATAAGCCGCTTGCTCCTGAGCTTGTTGCATATTATCTAGTCGCTGTTGCAACTGTAGGTTCTGCAATACCGCCTTAGCTTCAAATTCTGTAAAGAAGTCACCAGTCTCTGGGTTCTCCATCTCCATAATCTGTGCTATTGTTGGCAATTGTTGTGGCTGTGGTTGTACAGGTTGAAATGTGCTTTCGTTCTGTGCGTCAAGCTCCAATTGCTGACGATAAGCTCTAGTTTCGTTCCGTTTAGCAACTAATTCACGAATGATTCGGTTATCCTCCTCTAAATCGCGTTCTAGTTGTTCACGGCGCGCCTCTTTGCCCCGTTTCGGCTTCCTGTCTTCGTCTGACTCGTCATCAGAATCAGCGTCTTTGCTTTCTTCCTTAGACTTATCGACTTTGACGTGTACCACCTCGCCGCTATCTGAGATAACTGCTTTGGTTTCTGGCTCTGAAGAAGCCTCAGAGTTTTGTGTTTCAGCTGGCGTCGACTCAGCGTGGGTAGACTCTTGCTCTACCTCTGTATTAACGACTTCTTGGTTTTCTGCGTCTGATGGCACAGTACCCCTCCTTCTCATTAGATTGTTTAAGCGTCGATTACAGGTGACGAACCTGGGTTGCGTGAGATGCGCTCCTTTGGTTAGCCAATAGCGAGGATAGCTAACCAAAGCAGAGTACCTTACTACGCCGCTTGGTCAATTACACTTACTAAGAAGCTCCTTTCCTCTCTTAAAATCTCTACAACACGTTTGTTTGCCGATATATAAATAGCTAGTTTCTCTTTATCTGTAATTACTTCTTCTGGTATAGCGTCAGTAGACTTGTAGAAGGCAATGCGCTCGTCCCAGCGATCAAGCACCTTTTGCAACTTATTCATATCTTGCTTAATAGCATTGATCTCGGCTTGCTTAGCCTCCTCTACCCGCCTGTCTTCTTCTTCATTTGGCTGGTAATATTCTGTACTACGCGGATATAGATTTTCGTCCATTATTCACCCTCCTTTTGGATAACTCCCATAATCGATGCGATTATTTCCTCTTCTGTAAATCCTTTTTGAATCATGCTTGGTACTTCAGCAATTAGGTTTTCTGGTGTGCCTATCTGTCGTAATTCATCTACAATACTTGGCTCTATATCTTCTTGTGGCTCTACTGGGACTTCAGCGACCTGAGTCTCGTCTTCTGCGGGCTGTTCCATCTCGGCTGTAGCTGTTTCATCGGTAGCAGGGACCGCGGCTTGAGTTTGCGCCTCCTGCATTTCTTTCATTTCTTCTTCTGTAACCTTTAGCTCGTCCAATCCATCAATGCCAGAGTTAGCAACAATAGCGTTCCATGCGGCTAATTTCTTATCTACTGGTACTACTTGGTTCAGTGACTGGCTAGAATCTAGCGTCTGAATCAATGTCTTCAGAGAATCTAGCTGTGCCGCTTCGCTGTTTACTTTCGTTGTTGACGCGTCAATCTTAAACTTCAGTACGCCCTTAGCTTTTGAAAAGTCTACAGTTGCCTTATTGTCGTCATCTAGGACTACACCATCTAGTACATGACCTTTTTCTTCTAGGTCTCGCAATCTCTGTGCAGTATCTGTGTCTAGCTGGATTATTTCTACACCTTCACGCTCTGCAAAATACAAGTTAATAGCCGTTTCGCTCCACTCCTCAAAGAATGCTTCAAATCCTTTACGTAATGCATTGTCGTCAATAGACAATTGAGCTTGTTGAGTCTTGAGCGCTTGTGGTGTTTTACCGAATCCTGGATTGCCAACCTCTGCGCTAATTGAAGTGTCTGGACTATTGACTAGGTTGAGCATTTGAGACTTCTGCAGGCCATACAAATTCGGATAGTCGCGGATTGCTGAAGTATCTACAGACATCGCTTCAATACGTACATTTGGGTTCTTAATTTTATTAAGACCGTTTGGCTTGAATTCAAGGGTTCGCTCGTTTACGTCGCCGTATACGTTAATAGTTGGACGCAATGCGGCGGCACGGTTGTATTGATAAGCCTGCATATCGCTATCGATCAGGTTCTGTAGAGGACCAATTAGCTCTAAGACGCTACGACCCAGAGGATTGACCCCATCGGCGTCATAAAAATACCAATTTAAGGGTATCTTAGCCCTTGGGTCTTTATTTTTCTTACGTCGTACAATCTTTTTAGTGGCTGGGTTGAAGGTAAAGAAGGTTGCGTTATGACCAATTTGAAAACCAGTTATAATTTCAATACCTGATGGATCAAGTGAGTACTGTTGCTCTGCTTCGCTCTGGTCTTTAGAATCTTTAGCGACAATAGCTTCTTTTATTTCTTCTAGTGCCTTCAAATCCCAAGTTGGTTCGTATAGTGCGCCCTCTTTTTTGGCAATGCGGCGTCGTTCTTTTTCGGCATCGATAAGCTTTTCTACGTCAGTCTTTTGCCACCATGTGCGTACAAATAAATAGTCGCTATCACTAGCAGATCTTTTACCAGGTTGGATAAATACATCACGCCATGAGACCATTAAATAGTCTGGAAGTAGCTCGTCATCGTTGTAAGCTACTGGCGTAAAGACACACTGCGACCCAAAAGACTCACCATTTTCAATAGTTATCCACACTTTATGGATCAGATCGTATTCGGCGTTGGCGTTAGGTAGGATTTTTTCTAAGTAAACAAATTCAGCAATTATTGGCCATGGACTGTATTCGTCAGAAGTAGAGACTACGCCAGTCGGAAGTTGCTGTACGGCACGACGTGCAGACTTAATGATAATTGAAGCTGCTGTACCGTCTGTAGTTTTAGGAAACGCTTTAGGTATTTTAGCGTGTGGCTTATTTCTGGCAAGACGGGAATACTCCTCAAAAGGCTGCGTAAGTTTTTCTGTATAGTCTTTTGAGGCGCTACATAGATCTAAAATGTTTTCTTCTGTTAAAAAAGAGAAAGCCACTGATTACTCCAAAGATTACTGTTGTTTCAGTAAACTCTGGTTTGTTTCAGTGGTTTACGCTTGTATTATATCACATTTTTAATCAGTTGTGAAAATAATCATTTTACCTGCTTAATTTTGGTATATTCAAACACGACATCAAATGATCCTTTGTATGATATCCTAGCGCGTCCATCATAACGGATTGACGGATTGATAAGACTGTCGTCATTTTCAATCCTTAGCGTCAACTCGTCAACCTTATCACGTGCTTCTGCCATGGACGTAACTCGAAAACGTTCTTCATAATGTAGTTTAGTTGCTATAACAGTATGATTCTGATAACTATTTTCAACCACTACAGACGTCTTATCGTCTAGCTGCTGTTGTTCTTTGACTTTTCCAAATTCTGGCACAAATTTTTTCATTTTATTCCTCCACCTCAATTATTTTTCCTAGAATATCCTCGTCTGATATTAGCAGATAATCTTTATCGTCAAGCTTTGTCTGTGTTGCCGCGTAATCACGATAAATAACATGATCGTGCGGCTTAAAATACTTGACCTCATCACCAACGTTAATAATTTCTGCTTGCGACAAGTTGTCTACTGCATCCTTTACCAAAAATATTCCACTGGCTGTAGTCTCTGCCGCCTCTAGCTTTTTTGCAAATACCTGATGATTTGCTGGTTTTATTGTTTTCATATTCCCCCTAATTAATTCCACATTGCTGTTAAGTCGCTATCTGCTAATGATTGATTGTATGAGCTTGAGCCTACGTCATCTTCTGGTCGCTGAGCTAGCTGTACTTGATATGCTAGAGAGTCGCTCGCGTCGTCATTGGTTGCCTTAGGAAACATACTCAGTTCAAGCTCTAAGTCTTTACATAAGTTGACGTCGCCATGTCTGATATGATAAATTCCTCCGCGTTCATATCGTGGTACCAGCGCTTCAATCCTCAATGCTTTACTGTGTCCACCGTGCTTCAATAATTCGACGTCTAAATAAACTCCGCGGCGCATCATCTCTTCATCCCAAACAGACTTCAGGGCTTGGGTAAACTGGTTGTCTTCAATTCCGATCTTGTGTAGGTTGTACCTCTTCCAGTTTGTAAACATCAGGTCGACAAGGTCTGTTGCTGATAGTTTTGTGCGATAGCATATTACATTCCATTTGCCTTCACGGTCGATAAAGTTAAGAGTTACGCCAATGTAGTCAGTGCCTTGCTTTACATCGTCTTTACCTCGCGGGTCAATCGTCATAACGTTGTACGTGTCAAGCTGTAAGACGTTGCTGAATTCGCGGTATTTGTACCATGCTTGCTTGAATTTGCGATTCTCTTCATCAATTGGGTTTTGCTGATAGAGCGCTGAGAATTCATAACTACCCATCTCTGCACGTTTTTTCAGTAGCTTCTCAAGTGAAAACTTCTCTGGCCATAGAGCCTCACCAGTTTTACGGTGCTCGTCGTCTTCAGTAGCGATAGCTTTATATTCGATTATCTTCCAGTCATCGTATGCTTCACCTCTAGCCTTAGCCTCTCGTGAGGCTTTGAGAACTCGGCCTGCTAGGTCATCGTCGTGCCAGCGCGTAAGAATAAATACGATCATTGAATTACCTTCCTCACGTGTTGAGAAGGTTGACTTATACCAACCGTCTCGGGCTTCGCGGATTACTGGACTATCTGCTTCTTCACGGTTCTTGAATGGATCGTCGATAATACCAATTTTGAATCCACGACCTGTCAGCGCTCCGCCAACACCAACGGCGGTGTAACCACCACCCTGTTTTGTAATCCAGCGACCTTTTGCTCTAGCGTCTGCTCGTAAGCGTGTAGAAAACATCTTAGTGTAAGTAGCGGATTGCATTATATCCCTAGTTTTTTGTCCAAAATCTGATGCAAGCTCTGCAGAGTAAGATGAGACCACGATTGGAATATTTGGGCTTTTTCCTAGCACCCACGACGGAAACTTCTGCGTGGCTGTATCGCTTTTGCCGTGCCGCGGCGGCATAAAAATCATCAATCGGACGTCTTCTCCAGCCAGCAATCGACGATATCCTTGCTCTAGCTCTTTAGCAATCTCGGCGTGGAACCACTCCAGTTGGTACTTTGGATCTATAGCAATGCAGTACTCAGCAAAAGAGCCGTTATCTGCAATTTCTCTAAGAATCCCGACGGTCTGCTCTGGCTTTAAGTAGTTGCTCTGCTTGTCTTGCACTTAGAGCTACTCCTATATCATTACCGTTTGTAGTCATATCCAGCTTGTCGCCGTAAACTTTTGGATTCATCTTAGACATCAGCCACTTGCGTGTATCAATTCTTAAACGCGACCTCTGAACATTTTCGCTATTGAATATATACCCGTCACTCTCAAGTTTTTCCATGTAATCGTTAGTAGCGTTATCTGCAATATCAATAATCTCTTCAGCCTGCGCATACGATCGTTCTTCACATGCATGCGCGTATTGCTCACGAAACTTATCATTTTCTCGTAACCAGCGAAAAAGTGTCTGCATAGAGACCATATCTTTTTCTTTACATATAGATCGTACCGAATAGCCTTCTGCTATTTTCTGACATATTCTATCTGCTAGTTTATCAGAGTATTTTGTAGGACGCCCGTTCTTTTTAGGTGTTTTTGTAGGCGGCTTTTTAGAAGACTCAGACTTGCTTTTGGCTGTAGTTTTGGACATAACCAACATCCTCGCTAGTCGCCCGCGTCTTGTGAGTTAATTAAATTATATCATATTGATAAAAATGTTATAATAATCTCAAGATGAACGAAAAACAATACCAAGAGGTTTCAATATACCTAGACGATTCTGGCGTTTTCTCTCTTAATTCTGGGCATGATTATTTTATATACGCTGGATATCTATTCTTGAATAACCATGAGCGTATCGCAGCAAGAGAGCAGTTCAAGACAATGTCTAGAGAGATAAAGTCTAGTCTCGGGATGTCGATGGAGTCGGAGCTAAAAGCGGCTGGTTTAGAAAGTAAATATAAGAGAAGTTTGTATAATTGTGTCAAGCTATTCAATAGCCTTAGTGCTACAGTGAAATTGAGCGATGTTAACGAGTCTATTATGACAAACAAATTGTCAATTCATCGATACAAAGACTACGCCTTAAAGAGAATGATAAAGTCTAAACTAGAAACACTGATTGCGTCTGGCAAAATTGATGCAGACAAGCCAGTCTCTCTGCGAGTCTATATTGATCAGCAACACACATCTACCAACGGATACTATAAGCTTTCAGATAGTATAAGAGAGGAGCTAATACATGGGATCCGCAACTTTGATTATGGAATGTTTTACCCTCCGATACTGTTCGCTGACTTTAAGATAAACATAAAGTTCTGTGACTCATCCCGAGATTATCTAGTGCAAGCAAGTGATATTCTAGCGAACCGTTTATGGTGTGGTAGGAATTTCAATCGTCCAAAACTCTACACTAATATCCCATATCATAGTGACATTTTTTTGCCATAATGCTTGCGCCATTGTGCTTAGCATGGTAGTATAGTGGTACAGACGCAAGTACTGTTACACAGCCACAAGCGATCAAATTGATTAAGCGTATTGTAAATACGTCGCCTGGTTGGGATAACCCTTCTGATTCAGAGGGGTTATTTTTGTTCATCGACTATTCGTCCTTACGCTTGCTCCTCATATTCAGATTCTGACAGTGGCGCGTGATGTTTAGCTATCAGGATATCTGTCTTGTATTGTATTCTATTGCTAGCTTTATAACGCTGACATAATGCCCTAAATGCAATCTGCCTGACGGCCGAAAGCCTACTATAGTATTTTTACTCATATCTTTTATTTGTGCCGTATGCTTATTTATTCTTTTTCCACCATTTATATATCTTGCGTCTACTCGTATCCACCTTTGACGCAAGCACCTCATCAAGCTCTTTTCTCCATTTCTCAATGTTTCGGATATGATCGTCGATAATTGGCTTTACCAAGTCATATTCGTATTTGATTGCTTTACGCTTACCGTCGCTTGTGGCTACTCGGAAAACGATATATTCGCCACACCGAACAAAATTGCTCCAATATAATAATCTCTCTTCTTCGTAATCAATTAATTTTTTTAGGATCTCACTGCGTTCTTGCTTGCTATTCTTCATACGCTCTCTCACTTAACAAAATTATTTATTGATTAATGTTTCCATTCTCATCTCTCTTCAGATATTTACGCACACCGTCGTTTCCTAGACAATAAGGTGTTTCGTGTATAGTTTTTGGTATTTGATATACATAATCTTTACCGAAAACTCTCTGGCAAACTTGAGTCTCAGTTTCTCTTTTTACTTCTAGCGCTTTCTTGTTTTCCTCCTGTCTGGATATTACAAGTCCTATACAGGTAACTGCCACGACAAAAAGCAGTATGACAGCTATATCCGCATCGTTATCGTCCTTCATTTTGAACACCTTCCCTTTCGTCTTTCTTAAAATGATAAATGCTACCGTCTGAATATTTTATGATGTAGACTGTAAGAACTTTCTTATCGAGAGTTCTATATGGCATATGAATAACGTCTACAATATACGGACGAGGTGTAGGTGTACAACTAGTTTCTATTTCTATAGATGACTTATCTTTCATCATTCACCTTGCCTTTAACATATTCATACATCTTATTTGGGTTACAGCCTGGAGCGTGGTTTATACAATAGTCTAAAACTTGGTTGAGAGCTTCGATTTTAGCCGCTCTTTCACATTCCTCAACATACCCGATAAGTCTATATATCAAATCCACATCTACTGGTGTAGGCAGAGAGTATTGTAGCTCTTCAGGATATACACCCAGACAGTGAAGAATACTGTGAGCTTTCGGCTTTTCTAAAAGTTTATTAACCTGCTCAACATATCTCTGGTTATCACGCTGTAACTCTACTATCTTATTTATTTTCATTTCCTTGCTCTCATCTTTTCAACAGACTTTGTTTAATATTATCGGCAATAAAGTTTGACATCTCCTCCAGTGTAATTTTAACGACTTCCCAATCTGCAAACATTTCTTCTTTCGTTTCATATTCAGGGTCATATTCTACAGCCCAGCCATCACTGTTAGCTTCAATAAGAACACAGTATGCTCTGTCTTTTGAATCGATACGATATAAAAAGTCAGAAAACTCTATTACATCTCCATAATGTAAATCGTATGAATCATATCCACCAGAGATTTGTCGAGGCTCTTCACCTACAAATCGTAATTTCATCTAAATTTCCCTTCCATCCTTGTAGCATTTCGAATAGCCCATTTGACCACCAAGCGATTTACAACGGGCTTCGATATTCCTACTGTGTTCAGTGTCTTGCAACATCCAAGAAATAACCAGAGACCCAACAGCAATTGTTAAAATCATTATTATGAAAACGGCTACGTTGCTCCAGTCAATATTAAACTTCGTTTTCTTCATAGATATCTCCTTTTTCTAGTGGTTTAGTTGACATTCCCTTTGAAAATCACTATCGCGCTCGGAAATGGTGCCGGGTTTGGTTGGTCATCAAACTTAAGTCTGCCTTTTATGTAACGAATTTCGGTTGCTTTCATGCAGTAGTCGTGCCACCAGCGTGTGTCGGTGCGGCTGGGTATTAAAAACACGACTGTTTTACCTTTCTGCCATTCCTGGTGACCTTTCTCAATCCATTTTGGTAATTCTCTACCGTAAGGTGGGTTGACGTAGTTTGATTTGCCCCAATCGCTGGTTAGACCGTCTATTTTGCCGTCCCAACCAGCAGGACATGGGTCATGGTCAAACTGAAACTCCGAATCAAGTACCTGATAGACTGCTTTTGGTGTTCGCCAATCCATTCTTAGTGAACTAAAATGTGGTTTGGTCATAATTTTCCTTATCTACACGAAATCGTGTAGTTTAATTCAACCTCTCAACCTTAACGTTATCAACACAATGCCAAGGAGACGGGACCATCGTAAGCACCTTGCTGCTTGTAACAACCACTTTGATATTCTTGTCTTTGGCGGCTTCATTCACCAATTTAATGTATGGTGAATTTGGCGGCAGACAGAATTTACTGATATTTTCTTTTGTTACTACAGTATTTTCTGACGCACGGATACTGAAATACGTGTTGCCAATGAATATGCTATTGTTTTGGTTGTTATAAACGATTCCAGAAACTACATTATCAGAAGTTTGCAACCGTACTGAAAACAGCAAGTAAATAAGCACTGCAACCGTTAATGCTGCTAGGATATATTCCAAAAAATTTCTTATTTTAGACATGTCAATCTCCTTGTCTTACCATTTTGTTCAACCGCAGAACTGGTTGGCTATATAAGATGATGATTTGCCGAGTTTTAATTTCCTCACATTCGAGGGAATTAGGTTTCGTAAAGTCACATCACATGCTACGAAGCTTTCTATCAATAAGCAGATACCCCTAAGCTCATGATTAGGTACTTATTTTCAAGATAGCGTCTACCTATTCCGCCACCTATATAGCCGGTTGACAACACCAATTTGTATATCATTAAGTGAGTTAATTACTTTAAGGTTTGATGTTGCCAGTTGAACAGACGATACACGTTGCACTGCGATTATAGGAGCCGACTCACAACGTTTCACGGTTTTTCGGTCGAACACTACGTCTAGCTAGAATATAGTGCACCAGAATAGAGGTTGTGCATATCATCTGTCCAGTTCTGCGGTTGAATTGTTAATGTTCTAAACCATTTTTCCCAAGTGGGGAAATTGGTTTTCAACTGGGTACGATTTGTACCCGTTTATTTTCGTTTGCTTATACGACCGCCTTTTTTACCAGCACACTTTTTTACAAAGTGAGGACCATTGATTAAGTCGCAGTCGCATTCGATATCTTGTGCGAATCCTTTACAAGTTCCGTGACTTGCAAATGTAGCAGAGCCACCCTTTCGTCCGATTTCTGCGTAGAAGTTAGGGTTGCTAGCTAAGTTTTTTGCGGCGGCTTTCTTACCACCAATCGTATTGCCAGCCATACTTTACTCCTTTACTCCAAAATAAATCATCCAATCTTCTCGGTTTTCCTCGATAGATTTTTTAGCGTCTTCTATAGTTTCATAACGTACAGGTTCGCCACTATCAATGCTAAAGCCTGGCACAGTGTCCAATTTTCTATGTTTATAGTTATAAAAGACAAGCCAGCCGCCGTTTCCCTT